AGGCCCATCGACGAGGCGATGTCCCGGCGTGCGTGCAGCAGGAACAATGCCCCGGTCGGAATAAGCCCCGCCAACAGGTAATTCAGTATATAATGGAGCGTCCGCGAACTGCCGATGCTGTCTTCGAACGGCCGTACGGCAATATTGAAATACCACAGCGCGAAAAAAAGCATGAAAGCCCCGAGGATAATTGCAGAACGTTTTATACAGCAGTCATTTCCAGCCATTCGTTTCGTTTTTACAGTACAAAAATACGAAAAAAACACGGAAATGACATATGATTGTCGTATGCCGTATTTCTATTTAGTTAAGATATTGGTATATAGTCGGATAGAAATTATGCTTCCGTTTAACGGTGCACGTTTCCACCTTCATAGAGGCGACTCAGGGTTTGTGGCGTAATGCTATATGCCGTTTCAGGGGGATACGCATTTCGGCGATTGTGCCGTTATGTGGTTTTAACTGAATTAATATTCATATTCCCATAAATTCATTTAAAAATGTAAAAAAAAAACTTGCAACGTTGCACGAGCGATCCGCCATGAAGGCGCATAGTTTACAAATGTAACACGCAGAAATACGGCTCCTTACACAAGAAAAATACACTACCTATAACGAAAGTGGAGGATCTGGAGGGGAGTAGGGGCCAAACCTTGCATCTGAGCTACTTAGCGTCTCGCACACGCGCGCGCATAGTGCGCACACGCGTACGGCCTGCAGACAATCTCATCTGCAAAGCCCCCTAACTCCCCTCCAGACCTCCCCATCACCCGATGGTGTGCTTCGCACAGATATATTATTGAATACTACTCATATAGAGCGGGAAGTAAAACCGATGCGGAACCACGGCAAATATGCCGTTTCCACATCTGGCATATATTGGCAAGAGAAGAGGCCTTTTACGCAACCATTGCGCACGCCGAAGACGGTACTTCGGCGGCGAGAACTGTCTTACGGCTGCATCGTAGGAAAGTAATCAACATGCAAACAGAGTATGACTGCAATAGCAAACCATAACGAACCAAACGCCTTCAGACGGGGTATTTTACCAGCTTCGCTGGTGAGTTTGAGACAACAAAACAAACACGTACTCTCGCAAGATCGAAGTAGCTACTTTGCATAACATAGTACTAAACAACGCTACTAAGTCGCCTCGATCTCAAAGCTGTAAAACAAAAAAATCCCGATCTCAAAGAGGTCGGGATTAATTACTACCTAAAAAGGTCTCTCAGAAAAACCAAGAACCTGCGAAACAACTCACAAAGTGTCCAAATAAAGGCGGCAAAAACGAGGATGCCCAAAATAGCCATAAAACTACTCAACGGTTCCATTCATCAAAGAATAAAGATAAGCACGCAGATCGTTGTTATACTGCAAAGATAACAATTCTTTACCAGAACCAGTAACATACTTATCAATCAAACCAAACAAACTATTAGCCTCCCGATCACCACGCAACCAAGCGTTAAGCCGTTCAATACCTTCAGCAGTAAGCACACGAGATTCACGAACTTTCTGAGCAATCTGACCGATCTGAGACTGAGTAAGAGCCTTACGAAGCCTTCGCAACTCATCTTCAGTTACCGCCTGAGCAGAAGCAAGACCGGTCTGAGCCTGATTAAGAGCAGTCTGGCTTTGAACATTCGCACGGTTAGCATCCTTCATGAAATCAAGATACAAACGATCGGCATCCGACTTAGCAGCAGAAGCCAAAGAGTTCTTGGCCTGAGCCCAAATAGATTCGATCCGGGCGTTCCGCTCAGCCAAATCAGTAACTGCCTGTGCCTCAGCAAATTGAGCTTCAACCTCAGCAACCTTAGCCTTGAACTGCTTAGAAAGAGCATCCGATTCGGCAGCGGCCTTGGTAAAGGCAAAGAGAGAATTCTCCTGCTGGGTCTTGATAGTCTCAGCCTGGGTCTTGGCAGTATTAGCAGAGGTAAGTTGGATATTTGCCTCAGCCTGACGCGCCGAAAGAACCTGCTGAACACCTGAAGCAAAAGCAGGAGAAAGAGGGGACAGAACATTACCGCCGGGCTGGGTGAAAGGCTGAGAAGAGGGGGAAGAACCGGAATAGGAACCGGGGTCAACACCCATAGCCTGAACACCGGACTCATCAGCAAAAGGAGACATACCAGCCTTCATACGAGCGATACGCTGAGCAGAAGGGGAGTTGTATTTGTTCCAATACTCCTGATTCTGCTGAGCCTCAAGATCAGCAAGATACTTAGCATACTCCTTCTGAAAAGCGCGCTGACGTTTATTCTCAGCAGTAGCATACTGAACAGCGCGACGATTCATCTTGCCGGCAGAAATGGCGGAAGCGCCCGCGCTACCAAGCGCGGCCGCTCCACCGATAATAGCAGATGTTACAAGGGCTGACATAACGAACTACTTTTTAAGTTCCTCGTCGGGAGTAACACCAAGATCGTCCTCATGCTTCTTGCGCTCACGCTCGGAAGCAACTTCGATAATCTTTTCGATACGCTCAAACTTATCGAGCGAAAAATCCGTCGAAGGATCAACCTGCAGCGTAGAATCCTCGTCATAATGATCTTCCGGATTATGCTGAACACGATCACTGGGATAAACACCAGTTTCCCAATATTCCTGCAAACCCTGACGAAGAGACTTAACGCCATGAATAAGGCAATCCTCAGAACAAGAATGAACCACAACAGGTTCAACCAAATCCATACGGCGCGGAAGATCTGAATAAGAAAAACAATGCTTTTTCATGATCAAATAGTGTTAGGAACATTAACCTTCGACTTCTCACGGTAAACAGAAACTTCAGCCGAATTATCCAGCACGAAATTCTGAGCGTTAGGATCAGTATCGGCAAAGACGTAATTGTACATTGCCGGGAGAATGTAAGGAACAAAATCCGTCGAAACATAAGTATTCTTAAGCCAAGCATTAAACGTCTCAACATCAAGAGTATCGACTTCATCACCAAGTTCCTCGAGAAAAACAGCGGCGTCTTGAGCGTCATTCGAATCGTAAATACTGGTACCGTAACGACGCTGGAAAGCCCAATAATCAAGGTCATTACATAAACGACCATGAGGCTTAGAAACGGCAGTCATAAGTTCAGCCCAAGCAGGCTGATAGCCAACCGCAATACCCTCAGCAGCACTCAACTTATCAATCGCAACGGTTCGAAGTTCAGCAGTACCCATATGGTTCAGAACATGGGAAGAAGAACCCGAACCGGTATTGAAATAAGTATTACCCAAAAGGGTAGGAACCGTAAGCGGCTGCATCTGAATATTATCCAAAGCAGGCGCATAACGCTGGCCAAGATTAACCTGAAGCAAAGTTGGATTCAGGTAGTTCGGGTACATAACCGTAGGAACAACCGAAGTGATCTCCATGAAGTAACCGGGCTCATTGAAATGGAACGTACGACGCTTGAAAGCATCACCACCGGACAGCTGGCCGGAGAACGAACCAAGGGGCGAAGAAGCATCACCAGCACCCGTAGTCTGGTAAAGAACATTACTACCCAAGCGGCAGGTGTCCGAACCAAGGAAAAGAGGAACAGTAGAAGACAACTTCGGATCGACATCAAACTCGGATTTGATGAAATCAGAACCACGGCTACCGCCTCCGAATGCGAGATCACGGAACCGCTGAAGATGCGAAGCCGTCGAAATAGAACGAACCGAAACCGAATTCGAAGTCACATCGACCACCGTATTCGAAGTATTGAAACCCGAGGTGTTCAACCACGATTCCAAATAATAGTCCGGGAAAGCCCGCTGAAAAATCGAAGCACGGGAACACAACCAAGACCAACCACCAAGGCCGTAACGTCCTTCAGCCTCAACAGCACCCATAGCAGCACCCCATTGATTTAAGTCAGAAGAGGGCCGAGTAGTCTTTAACGTTAACAAAAACGTCTCAAGATTGGCCAAATCAATGAAATACTGCCCAATATCGGAACCTGAAACACCAGTATTCTTATAACGATAAAGATTCGTAGGAATCTTACCCCATTGCTGATTTAAATAATAAGAGTAGATAATATCAAGGTAACCAGCCACAGGCGTCATATCCAAAACAAGGCCAAGAGGACAAGAACCCGGACAGATACCAAGATAATCAGCCAAAGAACCAGGCGCCACAAAGTCCTTAACCGAAGAAGATTCACCACCGGAAAGGTCTTTAAACTCAAAACCTTTCTCATCGGGATGCGAAGAATCGACGTTAACATAGTTATCAGCATCAACCACCAACTGAGGATAATAAACCTCATGCGGAGCATCGGTAATACCCGTAAAGTTCATGGCGAGATCAATGTTGTAAAGACGATCCGGAATAAAAAAATATTCCTTCTTGATAGAAACACCACCAATCAGGGGTGCCAGGAGAGGCATAGCCTGCAAATAGGTTGAAGGCTGGTAGGAAAAATCATCACCCGCAACAACACGGGTAATATTGGTCGGTGTAAGAGCACCGTAAGAAGTAGTCGTCGGATTCTTACAGCTCAAATTCAACCGAGATTTAGGATTTCGCCGACGCGAAAGAAACATCAAGCCCATAGTAAAGATTGATAAATTAATTCTCTTTGTCTTAAAGTTCTGTTTTTAAACTTCTTATTCACAAGATCACGAAGAAGGAGAGGGATATAGCTATCGTTCCGACATTTTATCTGAACCTTGTTAAAACACTTGGTACGATAATAACGAGGAATACGATAGGAATGGTTGTTAATCAAAATAGAAAACCACGACTTCATGCTCTGCATCATATAGGAAGCAAGTTCCTTGAGTTCAGAATCTGAAAGACGGCCGAAACCATGCGAAACATACAAACGACCATGAAGTTTTTTCAGATCCTCAGAAATAGAACCAAAATGAACCGGATCCTCCTTGGTTATATATTTCATCACATAACGAACAGCTGCCATAGATCGAATAGGATCGACCCAAGCAAGACCGTACTGCAACCAATGATGACGAACAGTCCACCAAGGCAACGGACAACCAAAAATAATAGCATGAAAATGAAGACGATGGGAAGAAGGTATACCACGCTGCTTAGCACGCTTACCGTCTGCCACCTCAGAAACAAACAAAAACGGAAAACGTATTTTACGATAACGATAACGCTTAGTAACGGGATCTTTGTATCGCAAAGACTTATCTTTACGAAGCCGATCTATAAATCGGCGAATAGCCTTGTAGGGCTCCTTGCAGTACTCCTCATAAACTTCCGGCTTTAAAGTAAAAGTGCAAAAGTAAGTGTTGGTAATGTCAAAACCCCTACGTTTCATGATATTATAAGCACGAACAAACCACTCTTGGCGACGCTTTTTCAAACAGTCAGGGCAACAACCACAAGGAACACGAAGAAAATAATCCTCTTCACCACTAAAAACTCGTAGGTTAAAATGCTGAGCCTTAGCAATTTTCTTGTAATGAGGGTTTATAACGCGTAAAGGTTTTTGACACATAGGATAAAAGGCAAAGGTTAAAGATGAGAACCACCAATAGGGATATTTCTGATCTTAGGACGAGGCCTACCTTTTCGACCGCCGCGACGACGCTCGTCGAGAGAAGGAGGGGAAACTCGTGAAAGCGGCACGCCGATCATCATAAGCGCCAAACAAACACTTGAAGATATCCGCTTTGGAAAGTTCAATGTAGATAAGGGTATTGTTTGTCCCGAACAATTCCGATTCAACGTGATAAAAGAAACTGAATCGATAGAAGTCGAGAGAATCAAGGGTAGAGCGGAGTGAATCCGGGGCGGGGAAATCAAATACGAACTGATAGTAACCCCGGTATTCTGCGAAAGAAATACAGTCCCGGAAGAGCAAACAGACGACATCATAGGGCGACGCCATGATGAAAGACCGATCTGGTTCGATAGCCATGCTGAATAGTTTTTGTTTTTAATAACTTGTTCATACTTTACGGTGTCATGATGAACACCTTCGCGCTGGAGTTTCAGATACCCAGTGCACGACGTGGTAAAAAACGCAGTTAAAGCCGCAACAATAGCGGCAACCAACGTCCAAAATTTTTTAGACGTTAGAAGAGCTTTTAATTTTTCCATGCGAAACGAGATTTGAAGTGAAAAATAATCGATAAAAGAGGCTCAAATACGTCAAAGAACCCGTAATTCTGAGGTGACATGATTACAGATGTAATAACCATCTCACCGCAAATATATGAATTAATATTCATATTATGTTAAATTATTGGGTGGTAGCCCGATTGTCTCGAGAGGAATTACTTTCTCACCTATTTAATAAGTAAATACCGCGGATAATCCTGGTAAGCACCAACACGCCCGCTTCGAAGCGGAAACCGGGTCTGTCCGAATTTTATCTTCCCGATTTTATCTTTCTGAGAATCGAATATTCCGGGCATCTGCCCGCATGGATTATTTTAACGCTTTGCTGATGGCGTATAGCTTTCGAAGGTCTGGTCATCATAGAGCACGATGACCCGTTTGACATTCGCGTTGCCGAACAACGCCTGCGGGAACTGCGCCGCAGATCCGTCATGTCCGTCGGCCGCTTTGTCCTGCATTCGTTTTTCATCCGCCGGAAGTCCGCCCGGCTGTGCTGGCGCGAAAAGGTCGTTGCCGGAACCGAGGGGCGCCGTTTGCACTGCCGTTGTCCGGGAGTCCGGGCGGGCAGACGAGGCTGCCGGATATTCATCCCGATACATTTTGTCGGAATCGAGCAACAGCCAATCCGGGTTGATCCGGGGAAACCTCCTGAGAATCTTTTGCAGCAAATCGAAGCCCGGTTTGTTACGTCCGGCGAGAATGTGGGATATTCCGGCGGGATTGATCTCGAGTTGCTCTGCAAGCTGGCTCGGCTTCAATCCTTCGTTTTTCATCAAATCGAGCAATTTTTCCCTCATCAGCGTAATTTTTTACAAATATAAAGTTTTTTCTTTTGTAAAGCAAGTAAAATCTACATTTGTAAAATGTTAATAATTGTTGATAATGTTTACATCTGTAAAAGAAATAATATCGTTAAATTCACCCGGATATATTGTTCTGTATTTTTAGTTTATGTAAATATATTTATATAATTGGTTATTAGCGTGTTATACATCATATTTTCCTCTGTGGGGCCACTTTGCATAACTGCTCTGTATCTACTCTGACGGTATTTAACTTATTCTGAATATAAATCGTATAATTAATTGGTGTTTAATGAATATATATTTAGTTGTTTAACAATTTAACTCATGTACTTTGCATTGCGGACAGGCTTTTGTCTGCACTCCCCTACTGTTTTTACAAAAATATAAATCGACAGGGATTACGCTTGTTGTTGATTTACATTTGTAATTACAATTGGAAAGAATCTTCCCTTTTGATATTTACATTTGTAAATACTCTACCCTTTTTCGATAAAAAATTCGATTTTCCCCGGTATTCCCGGTAACAGCAAGTGCTTTTTCGACAAACTCCTGCTCTCCGCAAATATTATGTTAAATAAAAAGAATGCGGATAGTGTTAATAACCCACTATCC